CGGAACAACCCGTGGGCGTATCGCTGCATCCAAACCATCGGGCGCGCTATCTCCAAGGGCTACGAACTCGTCGCCAAAGACGAGGCCGCCACCGTGCTTGAGATTCCCGAGCTTGAAGACTTCCTCAACGCCCCCAATCCATCGGATAGCTTCGAGGAACTCGTCTGCTCCATTGCGGTTCAGCAGCTCGTCTTTGGGGTGTGCTACCTTGAAGTTCAACGCCAGGGGCTCGATGCGACCCAAGCGCGGGGTATCATCCAGAAGTCGCTGGGAACCGGCACCGCCGTCGTGGCTCAAGACTTCACCCAAGAACTTGAGGACCTCGTCCAAGCCGCTGTTGTGAACGGCATCCCGACCGGGATGCAAGTCCTCCCCGCGCAACAGATTGAAGTCCTGGGTGACAAGTTCGGCAACGTATTGGGATTCAAACAAACCACCGACGACGCGCGGATAATCAACTTCAAGCCCGAGGAAGTCTTGGTGCTGCTCTATCCCGGCAGTATGGACAAGTTCTACGGGGATTCCCCGCTTGAGCCAATCTCCAGCGTTATCACCAACGACACACTTATTAGTCAGCATCAGCAATCCAAGCTGATGAACTACATCAACTGCCAAACCATCGTAAGTCTTCCCGAGAATACAAGCGATGCTGATGTTGAGCGGTTCCACGAACAGTTCATGGAAAACTACGCCGGTCCACAAAACGCCGGCAAGTCCATCATTACCCCGCTGGCCACGAAAATAGAACACCTCGATACCACCAACGAGGGCGATTACCTCAAGCTGCGCGAGTGGTATCGAGACACCATTGCCCATACCTTCGGTGTCCCCTTAAGTCTGCTCGGCACCAATGAAGGCAGCGGCTTAAACGGCGCGGGGTCGGTCCAACAGTACCGGAACTTCGTTCATAACACGTGCTGGTCGCAGGCGATGCAGATCCAACGCGACGTGAATCGGTATATCATCGAGCCGTTCGAGCAGCTTGGCGCGGCCAATATCATGCTGAAGCTCAAGATGGCCGACCTCGAAGATAACGAGCAACAGGAAACCATTTGGAATCTGGGCCTCAATAACGGCAGCTTAACCATCAACGAAGTTCGCAAACTTCGCGGTACGGACCCCGTCGAGGGCGGCGATGAAGCCTACGTTAATGCCAAGGGCGTCCAAGTCGTCTCCCAACTTGGCCAAGCCCCGGCCGCGCCACTACCAAATCAAGCAAATACCGAAGCAAACCAAGAAGACGACGATGAAACCCAAAAGCAGCTCGTCATTCGTGAAGCGACGGCGACCCTTAAAAAGTTGCGTAAAGCCCTGTGACGAGTCCCCGTACCCTCTACCTTGAGATCCTCGACCTGCTGGAGAAGGTGGCCCCGCCGACCACAAACGCCGCAGAGACGCAGCGTATCCTAGAGGGATACGACCCACAGATTGAAGCCGTCTTGCTTGATATTCTCAAGAAGGCGCGGTCAAAGTTTCTGCGAGGGTTTAAGGACCTTCCAGAAACCGATGCCGCGCTACGCGACTTTATATCCGCGCTTGTATTCCAGAGCTTCGGGCGCAGCAATGCCGCCCTCGTCAACGCATTACTGCCCTTGGCAAAAGATATCATCACCACGCAGACGCGCTCGTTCGGAATTGCCACGACCTACGAACAAGCGAACGAAAAAGTATTGCGCTATCTCAACGAGCAAGCCGATAACGTCTTTTCAACCCTCACCGCCGACCAAGCCGATGCCGTCTATCAGGCCATTGCCGATGCGAAGTCCGACGAACATACGCTTAAAGACGTTATCTCGGGTATCCGTTCGAGCTTCGGAAACTCCATCACGTATTATCTCGAAGACGGCGGTATCCGCACACTTGATAATCAGACGTGGGCGACGATGGTCGCGCGAACCGAAGGAACCCGTGCCGCGAGCAATGCCATGTTAGCCACGCTTCAAGAAGCGGGGGCACAGACGTGGCGCTGGATGACCGAAGGGTCGGCTTGCGGTCAATGCGCGCTCAACGAAGATGAGGTGGTTGGATTGGGAGACGACTTCCCAAGCGGTGATAGTTCACCGCCTTCCCATCCAAACTGCCGTTGTATTTGCGTCCCGAACGTCACCGAACTTACGACCATGCAAGATAACGAACCCAGCTCCGAAGAGGCCGCATGATTCCTAGCATTTCGTTTGACATTATCGCCAAGGCGGGCGAGGCCGATGGGAAGCGTTATCTTGAAGGCGTCGCTTCAACGACCGACCTGGATGCCCAACATGAGCGAATGAGCGGAAACGCGCTTGCCGAGATGCTCAAGACCGCCGTTGGCCTGCCCTTAACGACCTCCCACACGAACGAGCTTAAAGACGAGATTGGCGAGATTGTTGAAGCCACTATAGATGGTGACAAGTTCGTTATCAAGGCCGAGGTTTACGAGGATGACGTTGATGCCCTCAAGGCGTGGCGTTCTATCAAACGTGGCCGCAAAGTCGGCTTTAGCGTTGGCGGCAGTATCACCGCCGCCCGTGATTCGGTCCAAAAAGGTTGTAAGCGTATCATCGAAGCGGTTGCGCTCGACCATATTATGCTAACGAAGAACCCGGCAAACCGAGCGACCTTCGGAACCGCCATTGCCAAAGCATTGGTTGCCGTCGATGCGGCCGATACCGAGGATCAACTTCTTCAAGATGCGATTGCACGTGGCGAGCTTGTAAAAAGCGATATCTCGGCCCAAGACCGCGACAAATACGCGACCTATACCGAGAACGGTGAGGGCAAGTTCCCGATTCGACCCGGTAATACGCACGATGCCGAGTCCGCACTACACCTTATCGGTCACGCACCCGCCGACAAGCAGGACGCTATTTTAAAGCGCGCCTGTAGTATCCTTGGTGATTCCCATCCCCGCTGTAAGGAGTTTCATTCAACCAACAAATCAGGAGATACCAACTCCATGACCAACGAAGAACTCGAAAAGAGCGGGGCAAAGCTCAGTGCTGCCACCCAAGGCGCTCTTAAAGATATTCACGACTCCGGCGATGATGCCGTGAAGTCGAAGGTTCGCGCCCTGCTCGGTGACAGTGCCGAATCGGTACTCAACGTCGCAGACGAAGCCAAGGATGGCGACGGTGACGACGACGGCGATGCCAACGGTAGTGCGGGCGATATGACCGGCGGTGTGATTGCCGGGAAGTCCGACGAAGCCGTCGATGCAGACCCGCTTTCAAAAGAGCAGGTTAGCTCGCTGCTCGATGAGCTTAAGAAAGAGATCCGTGACGTGGCTCAATCCACGGTTAAGGAACTCCTCAAAGCGCGGCCCGACCTCAAAGGGGCCAATGGCGTCATTGAAAAGACGGCCGACACTGACAACGAGGACGCGTTTGCGTTGATGTTGCGTAAGTGTATCCGGTTCTAAGCTAGACCTTCAAACATATTAAGGCCGCACTGCTTGCACGTCCAAGGGCAGTCGCGGAATGGTTCTCCTCACCTTGGATATCAATATGTCGAACGTCTTGCAAAAGGCGCTGGATACGTCCACCACCAACGGCAACAATGTTCTCGACCCGGTGTTCCTCTCCAAGCTAATCTCCGAGCAAGTCCGCACGATTCCATCACTACGAAACGCGATTACACGGGTTCCGTGGGTTGGCCGGACGTACACGTGGGATATCGTCACCGACTTCGGTACCGCTCAAACGGCAACCGACGGCGGTACCATCAATACCACCGATGCGGCCTTCGCGCAGGCCAATAGCTCGATGAGCTACTTCTACCAGGCCGCCTACATCACCAACCCAGCGATTCTCGCTGCCCAAGAGTTGATTGATGTCGTTTCGATGCGCGTCGGTCAAGCGACCGAACAGGTCATGCGTAAAGAAGGCTCGGCCATTTATAACGGCGACCCCAACAACGCCTCGAATATCGGCTTGAACGCGGCGCTGGCCGCAGGCGTGAACGCCAACATCATCGGCAGTAATGCTACCGCTGGTCGTTCGATGTTTTCGCAGATGGATATCGCGCTTCGTAGCCAGGGCTACAGCCCCGGCTGTTTCGTGGTTACCCCGAGCGTCTAT